GCCGTCCTGAGCGTCGAAGCCGACCCGCTGGCACAGATCATCAAGTCCCGCTTTGTCGTGACTCTGCGGGGCAATGAGGGCGCTTTCTCGGGCATTCTCACCGAAACCTGCCAACAACTGCTCACTTTCGAAGACTGCAAAACGATCCCGTCCCGGCCGGCCGAGCAGGTCGAACCGATACCCGGCCGGGTGCACGTCTTCACCGAACGTATCGCCTACCTTCAGGAAATGTAGAAGTGATCACTGTCGGCGGTTCTTACCGGCCGCTCGCACCGCAGGCTTTCGCCGAGACGGCACCGCAGTTCTTCTCGAGCTACTTCGTGCCGCGCGTCGGTGTACAGCTCGCGACATCGTTCGTCACCTACGGTGCCATGTACCAGATCCAGCCGTGGATTCACGCCGTCGTCGACAAGATCGCGATGTATATGGCGCGCATCGGTGTGAACGTGTACGACACCAGTTCGGGTCGCGGCGACGTGCTCGACCGCACCAGCCCGTACGCGCGGTTGATGGCCGACCCGTGCTACACGGTGCCGCCGTTCAACTTCTATCACTGGCTGGTGTCGACGGTCGAAATCTACGGTGAGGCGTTTCTGATCAAAAGCCGCGACGACAACGACCGCATCACGTCGTTTATTCCGATGCATCCGTCGAACACGCAGATACATCGCAGCCAGACCGGCGACTTGTGCTATCGCTTCATGGGCCGCCCGAACGAGTTGATCGACGAGAAGGAGGTTGTGCCGTTCCGCCGGTACAACCCGCACAACACCATGCGCGGGCTTTCTCGTATCGAGCCGCTGCGGCTTACGCTGATGAACGAAGATAATGCACGCCGCGCCTCCAATGCGTTCTTCGACAATATGGGTCGCCCGTCGATGGTGCTGTCGACGCCGCGCAAGCTGGGCAAGGACGGGCGGGAGCGGTTGCAGGCCGCGTTCGACGCCCAGGTGGGCGGGGCCGATAACGCTGGTAACCTGCTGGTCCTCGAGGATGAGGTGACCGCGACCCGCATGCAGCTCGACGCGTCGGAGATGCAGTACATCGACGCGCGGCGGCTCAACCGTGAAGAGGTGTGCGCGGTGTTCGACGTCGCGCCACCCGCGCTGCGCATCTTGGACAAGGCCACCGACGCGAACCTCGAATCGCAGTTTCGTGACGTGTACAAGGACACCATCGACCCGCGCGCCGAAATGATCGCCTCTACCTTCGACTATCATGTGGGTAGCGAGTTTTACGGTCAGCGTGAGCTGAGATTCAATGTGGCGCAACAACTTCGGGGTGACATCGAGAAGTTGGCTCCGGCTGCGGTGCAGTTGATTAACGCCGGTGCCGCCAAGCCCGCCGAGGTCCGGCCCTGGTTCGACTTCGACGACGCCGGACCCGTCGCCAACCGGCTCTATGCCAACCGGGCGTTGCAGCCGTTGGGCGGGCCGTTCCTGGTGTACAACGAGCAAGGCCAACTGTCGCCGCCGGGTATGTCCGCGCCAGCCGCGATCGAGCCGGGTGCGGCACCGACGAGAAACCTTGCGCCGCCGCCGAATACGGGCAGCCTGCCGCAACGCCTGCCGACCGTGACCGAGAAGGCCGCGAAGTACATGCGTGACATCGGTGGTGCGATCGGCGGCGGCAAGTCCTGGCAGGAGGCCGCGCAACGGTTGCTTGACACGTATCCCGGTGATATCGACGACATTCAGACCGCGTGCCTGCACATTCTGGAAAGGAACCGCTGAATGGCTCAAACATACTTTCAGGAAATATGTTGTTACGTTTGCCTTTTCGATCAAGTTGATCCGCCGAACCTCGCCAACACCACCGTGAACGGTACCGCCGTGTGCCTTGATCACATGGACAGTATCGGGCATCCTCCAATCATTCTGAGCGATAGGGCATGAAATGCCGTGGGATATAGGGAAAGACGACCGTTGTCCGGCATCCAAGCCGTGGGCGTTGACCAACGCCGAGACCAATCGGCTTGTCGCATGCCATGCCAGCCGCGCTAGCGCCATCCAGCAGCAACGCGCAATGTATGCCAATGTGCCTGAGTCGAGAGGGTTCACTATGGACGTTCAAACGAAAACGGTTGATATCGACATCATTTCGACCGATGACACCGGTAACGGCACCTGGTTCGGTGTGCTATCCGATGAAAGCCTCGACCGTGACGGCGAAGAGCTGCTCGCGAAAGACTGGCTGCCGCTGGCCGACAAGATCACCTTCGACACTGATCACGGCATGGATGTCGGCAGCGTGGTCGGTTCGGCGGTGCCGCAGATGCTCGACGACGGCCGCATCACCGTGTCCGGTGAATTCTCGTCACTGCCCCGAGGCCAGGAAACACGCACACTGCTCAAAGAGGGACACATCGACCGCATGAGCGTCGCCTACCGCAACGTCAAGCAAGCCGACGGGTCGGTGATGCGGGAGCTGCTCAACGGCTCGTTCGTCGCGATCCCGTCCAATCCCGAGGCGAAAGTGCTTGCGGCCAAGTCGATCACACCGCTAGACGTCGCCGCGAAGAAAGCAAAGCCGCTGACTGAGGACACCGGTAAGTCGTTGATCTTCAAAGCGTTGCAGGAAAATGGGCAGATGCTCTCACCGACAGACATGATTCAAGCCATGCACGACATGGCCTATCAGCTCGGCGCTCAGTGCGATTCCGTCGGCGATATGGACGAAACCGAAGGCATGGAAGATAAAAGACATTCGCTAACAACCGTGGAGTCGACCGCGCTCACCGCCGCGCAAGCGACCGTGAAAGCCGCCGACAAAGCCGCTGACAGAGCGAAGGTGATTGCTTGGGCAAAAGCCAAGCACGCGTTGCTATATGGAAAGGACAACGACGATGCCGAATGTAGGGGCATTGAAGCAACGAGCTGTTGAGCTCAAACGCGAAGTCAGCGACAAGATCAAAGCGTTGGAAAACGACGAGATCACCACCGCTGAATTCACCCAGTACTGGGAGAACAGCGAGAAAGAGAACGCCGAAATCAGCAAGGGCATCAAAGCGTACAACCACGCGATGAGCTACCGCAACGGTGATGGCGGCGGTGATCCCGCCAGCCTCAACCCCAGCGGCACACCACCGGCGCTCGAGCCGACAGCGCTGCAACGGCAGTATCAGGCGAACCTGAAGACGTACCAGGATATGCGTGCGTGTGCTCAGGCCAACCTCGCCAATAAGGGCAGCGGCCGCGGCACGTTCAGTTTCGACGTCGCGCTCAAAGCCGGGAGAGAAGCCCCGGGCAGTCAGGCTGAGGTGTCGCTGCTTACGCAGGGCACCAACGCGAACATGATGGGTGCGCAGACCAGCGGTGCCACCGTGCCGCCCACCGGCAACCTCGCGCAGAATCAGTACTTCTATGCGACACCACCGGGCACCGCCGGTCCGGCGATCGTGCCGGAATTCATTCCCGGCATCGTCGAAATGCGGTTCTACCCCAACGTAATCGCCGACCTGTTCCCCACCTTCCCGGTATCGTCGCCGATCGCGACCTATGTCAAAGAGACGGCGTGGAACAACCAGTCAGTCGGCACACCGGAAGCCGCGACCAAACCGACCAGCACAAGCAGCCTCACCCGCTACACCGAACAAGTCGGCAAGATCGCGAACCTCGAGCGTGTCACCGACGAGCTGATACAGGATGCCGGATATTTCTGGGGCCTGATTCAGCGCCGCGGCGTCATGGGTGTCACCCGCAAAGAAGAGGTCGACCTGCTTGCCGGGACCGGCATGCCGTCCATCAACGGCCTGTTGAACCGCACCCAGGGCACCAACACGTCCTACCCGGTCGGTTTCACCGCACCACAGACCGTCACCGCGCAATCGGTGACGATCGGTAGCGCGGTCGGTTCGGGTGCCCTGCCCGCCACGGTGACCGGTGTCAAGCCGGGACGGCTCACCACCGACCCGTCCGGTGTCGGCACCGCCGAGGCGATCCTGGCCGCCATCACCGACATTCGGGTACTGACATTCTTCGAACCCGACGCCGTGGTCCTCAACCCCCAAGACTGGACGACGGTGCGCCTCGCGAAAGACACCACCGGAAACTACCTGGGCGGCAGCTTCTTCGGCTACTCGTGGGGTGAGCGGGTCGACGCCGGCCCAACCGGCATCGAAGAAAACCTACTGCTATGGGGCAAACGCATGGTGTCAACACCGGCGATGCCACCCGGTCTTGTCCTCGTCGGCGACTTCGCTGATGCCGGACAAGTGTTGCGCCTCGGTGGTTTGCGCGTGGACATTACCAACCTCAACGGGTTCGATTTCGAGCAAAATGTTTGGACGATGAGGATAGAAGAAAGAGTTGGTTTGCTAGTTGATCGTCCTGAGCTGTTTGAGCTGATAGCATTGGCTGGAGGGAGTTAGCTGGATGGGTACGGTACCCGCGGCAAAGTTTGTTCGTAGCAAACGACACGAGACTGATTCTGTGAGGCCGCGGGTGCCTACCCGTGTTTGCTGTGCATGTGGCGCTGTCAAGCCTCTTAGCGAATTCCGTAAGCAAGGCAAGTATCGGCGTGGCCGGTGTAAGCCGTGCCTTGTCGAATATCAACGTGATTGGTATGAGCGGAACAAGGAACATGCGCGTGCCTATGCGAGGGAATATCAGAATCAGCCGGACAGGCTCGAGCAGAGGCGTAAGTACAATCGTGAGCGTTATCAACGCAGTACTGTTGTTCGTGAGCGTGTGCGTAGTGAATATCTTTACCGCACGTTCGGGTTGACGCTCGATGAGTACAACGAGCTGCTGGTCAAACAAGCCGGGAAATGCGCAGTCTGTCAAAAGCTGTGTAAGAGCGGTCGACAGTTAGCGGTTGATCACGATCACATCACCAACAGGGTTCGCGGCCTGCTGTGTATGAACTGTAACCGGGCAATCGGCTGGCTACAGGATGATCCCGAATTAATCGCTGCGGCAATGCGTTATGTATTAACGCATCGTAGTTTGGCTGGCGGCAGCTAGAAAGGTCCTCCGAGCTAGCTGCGCCGGGTGGCGCGGTGTCGACGAGCCCGCTTATCCCAAGTAGTCGGCACCGTGTCACCCCCAGGTTTTCCTAACGCGTGTTGAAAGGCAACACTTGTGAGCACGTTCGAAATCATCATCGCCGTCGAGCTGGGCATCATCGCGGTCGCACATCTGCTCTGGCGGCGCTGATGCGAACCAAGCCGCAGCTACGCACCAAAGATATCGGCATCGAAGCCAACACGATGCCGTTCATCCCGCAAAGCGCATGGGTGTACGGCGTCGACTACGTGTACGACTGGGTGCACACCGAGAATGGGCCGGTCTGGACGCTGATCAGACGGCGGCAACCATGACCACACCAGCGCTGCCGCCGCTGCTCGACCCGAACGACTACGCGAAATTCATAGGCCTCGACCAAGACTGGTTCCTCGGCGTCGCCGGCCAGGTGATCCGCGACTACTGCAACTGGCACATCTGGCCAGTAATCTCCGAACAAAACATCATGTGCCCAGTCAGCCCCAACGGCAAAATCACCCTCAACAGCCTGCACGTCGTGTCAGTCGAGTCCATCCTCTACGAGGGCAACGCGCTGAACGTCGAGGATTACACCGTGTTTCAGGCAGGGTGGATACAGTGGAACCCTTTCTACGTCGTCAACGTCGCGTCGATTGCGCCAGAATACGTTTGGCCCGCGAACGTGGACTGGATGCAGGTGTCGTTCACACACGGCTACGACACCGTGCCTACACCGGTCGAAGAGGTTGGTTTCGAAATCACCATGCGCGCGATGGAGAAACCTGCCGGTATTGCGAAAGAACTTGTGGTTGGGCCGTATCGGGCCTCGTTCGGTGAATTCGGTATGACGCTATCCGAAGAGCAGAAATGCAAGCTGGCACCGTACGCGTTGCAGGGCATCCTATGACCGCGACCGTGTTCGGCGCTGCGCTGATCCCGTTTACCCACATTGCCTGGGTGCCTGACGGCGGCACCGACTCGCACGGTAACGCGACTGGTGATTTCGCGGCCTCTGTGGCAATGCAGGCGTTTGCTGTATATCCGATGCACTGGAGAAATCCCCATGTGGATAGCATTAGCTCGGATTACGAAGCCCGCACCGAAGACAACATTCTGTTTGAGGTTGCCGATACGACGCTGTTCAACAAGCTTGATCTGATGGTGTATGACGGCCGCACGTATCAGGTGCAGGGTGTGCCGGCGCACTGGGCTTATGGTTCGCCGTGGCAATGGGCCGCACCGCTGTTTCCTGGTGGCACCGTGCATGCACGCCGGGTGTCGTCAACCGCAGTGATACCCGAATGAGGTGAAACATTATGGCACGCTTTCAGACTCATAAAACCGTCGAGGGTCAGAAGATGGTGCTCGAGTCGGGTGCGATCATGCGCGGGTCTGGCTATGTCAGCTTGCAGACGATCGGCCCCGACGAAGACTATGACGCCATCACCACCGAGGTCGACCGGGCGATACGCTTCATGCCAGGCATCATTCAATACTGCATGAAGAAGGCCAATCAGACTGCGGAGTTGACCGGCTCGGACAACTTCTACGTGTTCCTGTCGACGGCCGGTGTCGAGCGGCCGCGAGCCTACGTCGTACCCAACAGCATGGGCATTCACGAAGAGCTCTCGCAGGGCTTGGCGCTCAAGGCCGCTGTGTCGATGTCGGGGCAATGATATGAGCGCGCCAGTCACGTCTCCGCGTAGCCGTGTTCATCCGGTGATGCTCGCGGCCGACATCGAGTTTCTGGCCCAGTACTACCTGACACCGGTTGTCGCACCGGCCCCGGTCGCTACCCGGCTGCCGCGGGCCAACGCACCCGAAGACACGACCAACGGTTTCCTGCGGGTCGAATTCGCCGGTGGCAGCGCACCGACGCTGACAGAATTCGACCTGTCGGTGATGCTGCACAGCTACGGCGTACCCAAGTACGAACTACAGGCAAGCGAAATCTCGCGCGTGGCAACGGGGTATCTGGCTGCGGCGACCGGGCAGACAGTCGCCGGCTGGTATGTCGTCGACGTGCCGCACGTCATCGCGCCGCACCGTTTGAGTGATCCCGACGTTGCACTGTTGCGTTACCGCTCGCTGGTGACATGGCGGGTGACCGGTCAGACATTGACCGAATAACCGAATAACAACTGAATACGAACAACAACCATGTGAAAGGAAAGAATCATAATGGCTACCGCCACATTAGATTCAGGCCCAGGCCTGCGTGCGACCGCCGTCGTTCCGGCGCAAAACACGCTGCAACTTGTCGCACCATCGCCGCGGGTAACCGGGTCGGTGATGCGCGCCCCGCTGGGCTCGCCGCTGCCGACGTCGAGTTACGCACCGGTAGACCCGTCCTATGTCGATCTGGGATACACCGACGAGAACGGGCTCAAGCAGAAAGAGAACCGCACCAACACCGACCAGTTCGCCTGGGGCGGTGACTTGGTGGGTACGTTGCAGGAGAAGTATTCGCGTGATCAGACTTTCACGCTGTTGCAGTTCATCAACTCCGATGTGTTGTCCACCGCGTACGGTATCAACAACACGACGGTGATCCCGGCGACCGGCACCGAGGGCACCGAGATTGCGGTCAAGATGAACGCGAACCTGCTCGACACGCTGCAGTGGGTGTTCGACGGGTTCTACCTCAACCGGCTGGTGCGGATCGTGTTGCCGATTGCCCGCGTGACACAGATCGGCGACGTCGACCTGACACACAAGGCCTACACCAAGGTTCAGTGCACACTGAAGGCCTACCCCGACGCCAACAAGAACCACGGCTACCTGTATGTGAACCAGGGCTTGGCGGGGGGTTCGTAACATGGCTGCGCCGCAAGAGGTTCCGGTGGCCGAACTTCCACCCGTATCCGCGGCCGGCGACGAGCATGAGTCAGAGCCGGAGGTGTTCATTTTCGCGACGAAGGCCGGTGACATGATCGAGCTGCCGCTGGATTTCAAGAAACCGGATTTCGTCAACAGCGCCGACGATCGTGAGTGGTTGTGGGAGCAGCGGCGGCATCCGTTCCATGTGCAGATGTGGATGTGGCTGGATCGCGCCGAAGTGAGCACGACTGTTCAGCGTTCGATTGTCCGGCTTGCGCTCGAGGAACAGTTCGATCTGTTCAATAAGTGGTTTCAGGCTGCGCAGGACACTACACCGCAGGAATGATTCTGCTCGGGCATGCTCTGCGTGAGCATCGGCGTGCGATCGAGCGGGACTTGCTCGAGCTTGGTTATCACTTCGCCGACGTCGGAAGTCGGCTGACCGTAAGCGAACTGGTGTCGATCATTCTCACAGCACCAGCGCACAGCGCGTATCAGCATGCGCTCGAGGGGGGCTGGTCGAAGACTGATCAGCTTTTGGCGAATCTGACTGAGCAGGACGCCGGGTTGTGGCGGTTGACTGACCGGTATACCAGGCCCGGTGTTGTCCCTACACCACCGGACCCGCGTCCTGTCGATCCGGTCACCGGGAACCCGAAGTGGGAAGGCATGACCGTCGACGAGCTGGAACGT